TAAATCACTTTTTCTTTTTGGCTTTTGCTTTATCAACAGCATCTTTATCTGATGTATCAATCCCGGCGCAAAATGCTGTAACAAGTGTTTTCTGGGTTGCTGAAAATACAGCACCAACAGAAGGCGCACCAACATATCGCAATGTAACCCTTTCACCAAAAACCATTGCGGCCTTTGTTGACATATCCCGTAAATTGATGTTGCAATCTAATCCATCAATCGAAGCAATTATCCGCGAAGATTTATTTAACGGTATTGTTCGGGACTTGGATCAGAAAGCCTTACAAGGTGGTGGCACTAATGAGCCAACTGGTATTTTAACCACTTCTGGTATTGGCGACGTTGCCATTGCCTCAGATGGTGGGGCCGTTACTTGGGACACTGTTGTAGATTTGATGGGTGATGTTGACTCAGCTAATGCTCTTGATGGTTCATTGAACTATGTTGGTTCTGCTTTGGTCCGGGCTGCTCTTATGAAGAAACCACGTGTTTCAGGAACAGATAGCCGGTTCATTATGGATCAAACAAATGAATTGCTTGGCTTCCCTTATTTAGGCACAAACTTAATGCCTGATGATTTAACTAAGGGTGCAGGTACCGCACTATCAGCTCTTATTTTTGGTAACTTTAATGATCTTCTTATTGGTCATTGGGGAGCCTTGGATATTATGGTTGATCGTAATAGCCTATCAACAGTTGGCGGCCTACGCATCACAGCATTTCAAGATATTGATGTTGCTGTTCGCCATGCTGAAAGCTTCTCAGCTTCTCAGGATATTGACACAACAGCCTAATCATTATAGGGCTGGTTAACGCTGGCCCTATTTCTTAAATTAATGGAGTTAAAAAAATGAAAATCTTTATGACTAAAGGAACCGTTGTTAGCCAAAAACCACGCCTTGTTGGTTCCACAGTATCTTGCGAAAACGATGAAGGTAAATATATTATCTCTCTTGGTCGTGCAGTTGATGCATCAGATAAAGATGCTGTTGATAAAGCAAAAGCCAAAAAGAAAAAGTGATTTATCAATGGGTGTTCATCCTTTCAGACAAGAATTGAATGATAATGATCACTGGTTAAGTGACCATCCATTATATAATAAACATCAGGGCCGCCCCGCTGTAATTTTAGGGGGTGGTCCTTCTGCTTTAGAGGATCTAAAAAAGGCCCCTAGTGATGCCATAATTTTAGGTATAAATCACCATGCCACGCAGTTTGTTGATTGTGATTATATCGTCTTTAATGACAAACCTGTTGCTGAATTGGTGAAAGATTTTAAAGGCATTAAACTTTCCATACATGAACACCTAAGTGAATATGACCTTAGAATGGGCCCAAGGCTAGGCAATAGTTCATCCCAGGCATGTTGGGCCGCTTGGTTAATGGGATGTGATCCAATTATTTTAGGAGGAATTGATTGTTACACGGGGGAAAAGATTTATTGCCATCCTTATGAAGATCATCAACTCCCAAAGATTTGGCCCTTGCAAAATTACCTAAATTCATGGATGGTTGCAAAAGATGCTTGTCCCGGTGTGGACTTTTTCGCATTAAGTGGCCCCCTAATTTATCTTTTCGGAGGTGTTGAATATGGCCGTTGAAGATGATGATGATCGTGCAGCCCTTTTAGCTGATTTTGGACAGGAAGCAACCTTAACACTTGCAAATCCTCCTACGACTGTGACAGTAATTACAGGAATTTTTGATAATAAATTCATTGAAGCCGCTGCATTTTTGACAGAAGAAGGCGTTGACAGTAAGCAACCAATGATTAATTGTCGTACAAGTGATGTTTCTATTTATGGAAGGGACGACCTTTTAACAACAGGCGGTGTTGATTACACTATTCAAACGGTTGATGCAGATGGTACAGGTTTCACAAATTTAATCTTGCAGGTGGTATAATGTCACACATGAGACAACAAATAAGGGCGGCTATAGTAACGGCTCTAGGAACCCTATCGACACCGACATTAACCGTATTAGATAGCCCCCCAAGGGCCACACAAGAGGATGATTTACCCGCCGTTTCTGTATTTACTGCCGACGAAAGCATTGATTTTATATCAAAAACATACGGAACACGTACAGAAATGCGTGATTTGTCGGTCACAATTGATTGTCAAGTTCGACAAAATACAGGTTTCATGGACGAATTAGACACAATAGCCCTTGAGATTGAGAAATTATTCGCAGGTAATTTATTAAATGTATCTTCTGTTGATTTGATTAAGAAAATGAACCTAACAAGTATTTCAACAGGCGCAACTGGTGAGGGACAAAAAGTCATTGCCTCAGCCAAACTTGTTTATTTAGTAAATTATAGTATAATCGAAAACGACCCGGAGAATCCAGCACCATGACCAGAACTGTAAAAATGTTTCATCCTAGTGATAAAAAAAATTCTATTACCGTAATGATCAGTGATTTTGAATATATGAAATCAATTGGCTGGAAAAAATTTAAAACTGAAACCAAGAAAGGAGCCAAGTGATGGCTACACATACAGGTGATGAAGGCTCTGTTGCAATCGGTGCAAATACCGTTGCTGAGGTTATGTCTTTTACATTAAACGAAAACATTGAGCTTTTGGATGATAGTGCCAAAGGTGATACATCAAAAACCCACTTGAACGGGAAAAAAGATTGGGATGGCTCAATTGAAGCCCATTTTGATGAAACTGATACAAATGGTCAGGCTGCTATGGTCGTTGGTGCTTCTGTTACCATTAGCCTATTCTTGATGGGTACAGCAACGGGTGACACTGAATTTACAGGCACAGCAACAATCAATTCAGTTTCTTTTGATAGCCCTGAAGATGGCATTGTTGGTGCTAATTTTACATTCACGGGGAACGGCGATTTGACCCGTACTGTGGTGTAATAAATGGATATTATTAAAAAGATTGAACAGCATTATACAAGCTTAGGTCAAACCACTGTTGAGGTTCCTGAATTGGATGCAACTTTTTATTTCAAACCGATCACAGTTGTTTCACTTGATAAGATTGCCGCAAAAATTGCCAATAGTGATATTTCAGCAATGATTGATTTTCTTATCAGAAATGCCCTTGATGAAGAAGGGAATAGAGTTTTTAAAATTGGTGATAAGTCTGTTTTAAAACTTAAATTGCCCTTTAAAATCCTTGATGATGTGATTACCCAGGCAATGGATGTTCCCGATCCTGAGGACTTGGAAAAAAACTAAGAAAATCCCCTGATTTGAAAGCCATGTTCATGTTGGGGGAGTTTTTACATAAGACACTTTCAGAAATTGAGGAAATGACAGTCGTAGAATTTAGAGGATGGATGGCTTACCTCAAAATAAGGAATGAATAAGATGGCTCTTAAAAGCTTAAGTTTTAAAATCAGGGCCGTTGATGCCACTAAGAAAGCCTTTAAATCTATTGGTTCCGGTATCAAGAAAGTTGCCGGGGCCATCTTCAGTTTAAAAACAGCCTTTGTGGGCCTTCTTTCTATTGGGGCCCTTGGGTTAATTGTCAAACAATCATTAGATGCTACTGATCAACTCGGAAAAATGTCTAGGGTTTTAGGGTTGTCGATTAAAGAATTAGCATCTTTTAATCTTGCCGCTGAGTTGGGTGGTATGTCCTTAGAAACTTTTGCGAAAGCTTCAAAGGCCGTTTCTAAAAATGTATTTGATTTTATCATTAGGGGAGCCGGTGAAGCTGTAGATTCATTCAATCAATTAGGTATTTCAACAAGTGATCTTAGGCCGATTATGAATGACCAGTTTGCAGTCATCGGTCTTATCGCTGATAAGTTAAATGAAATGGAAAACGGAGCCATTAAAACGGCTGTTGCCGTTAAGCTGTTTGGGTCCCGTGGTGCTGATATGTTAAACGCATTGGCCGGGGGTTCTGAATTTCTTAAAAGCGTAACCCGTGAGGTTGAATTATTTGGTACAGCATTAAGTGAGAGGGCCGTTAGGGGTGTTGAAGAAACCAATGATGCAATGACACGGCTGTCTTTCTTTATTCGTGGTGTTAGGGATAACTTAGTTGCTGCCTTTGCCCCCGCTATTACTTTTGTGGTTGATTTAATCCGCAATAAATTCATTGGGGCATTAGATGATTCAGGTTTGACCGTTGCAGCTTGGTCAAATGAAGTTGTTAAATCCGTTGTAGTAATGGTTAAAAATGCCAATGTTGCAATTGCTGAATTTGTATTTAGCACAGCAAAAAACTTTGCAAAATTACCATTCATTAGTCAGGAAATTAAACTTGCTTTCTTTGATTTGACGAAGGGATTTGTCAAGGGATCATTGGAAATTAATACAGTTTTAGATAAAATTATTAAGAAAATGAACTTGTGGACAGCTGAAGCTATTGCTGCTTCAAAAACAGTAGTTTCAAGTTCTGGTGAAGGTGCAAGTTCAATGTCTAAGAATTGGCTTACAGGGTTTGCAACAATTCAAATGGCCGGTAAAACCATGGCAACAACTCTAGAAGATAGCCTTGCCAACTTCTTCTTAACTGGGAAACTTGGGGTTAAATCATTTGCTAAAGCTATGCTGGCACAATTTGCTAAGATTATGGCCTCTAAATTTATCGCTTCATTGTTTGGCGGTGGTGATGCTTCTGGTTTCTTCGGTAAAATATTTGGTGCAGCCGCTGGTGTGACTAAAGTACCCGGCAATGCCGCCGGTGGTCCTATTTCTGCCGGTGTGCCTATTGTAGTTGGCGAGAAGGGGCCCGAGGTGATGATCCCACGCAATAATGGGTCAATAGTACCAAATAACAAGTTAGGTGGCTCACCATCCATTACAATCGTGAATGAAAACCACTTTGATACAGCCGTTGAAAAAGATATGTTTGCCTCTATTGCCCAAGCTGCTCCTCTAATTTCAGCATCAACATTGAAAGCCTTAGCTCAAGCTCAATCGGGGGTTAATTTCTAATGACTATTACTTTTCCTAGAGATTTTCCCCCAGGAATTAAAATAGAAACAAGCATGATTAACCTTGCCCCTAATCAGGCTCTTTTTTCAAGTTCGTTCACTGGTGATACACAAACACAATCACATGATGCTGGTAAGGCAGATAAATGGGAAGGGGTTTATGTAACACCGCTCTTGTCACCTGCTGACGTGGCTAAAGTGACAGCATTTCTTGTTTCTTTAAGAGGCCAAGAAAATACATTTAAGGCTTTTATCCCAGATCGTACGAGAGCTGTTAATTTTGTAGAGGGTGATTGGAGTTTTGATAGTGACGAAATAACCTTTGATAGTTTACTTGATACCTTTGATGCAGAAGATTTTCCCGGTTCGGCCCTAGTGAATGGCGCAAGCCAAACAGCAACATCAATTATTACTGATGGATGGAATTTCTTAAGTCAAACTGTTTTGGTCGCTGGTGATTTTTTCCAAATTGAAGATCAGCTATATATGGCCCTTGAAGATGTGATAACAGACGGATCAGGCAATGCTACAATTAATTTTGAACCCGCCATTAGGACAAGCCCTGCTGATAATGCTACAGTAGTGACGAAACAACCTGTTATGATTGCCCGTTTAAGTCAACAATATGATGGAACAAGAACAGGAATGGATAAAATAGGTTTAATAAGTTTTTCTTTTGAGGAGATTTTATAATGACAATTGTGAATTATACACCAATTGATATAGGGGCTGCTCCTAATGATAAAACTGGAACACCAGCAAGAACAGCCGCTTCAACAATATTAAATCCTTATTTGCAAAATATATCAAATGCCATAGACATTGATGATACGACTAATAATGCAACATTTGCTTCATCAATCGTTAATATAACTGATGGAAATTATGATAACACGTTTTCTGCAAACTCCGGAGGGGATACAATTCATGCCGATAATGCTGTGTACACAGGTTCTATCAAAGAGAGTACAACCGATACTGTGCAAGGCTCAAGCTGGAACTTCTTTAAAGGTATTTCTGATGTAGATGGCACACCTGATACACAGTTTATTTTGCGCGGTGATGGCATTGGTTTTGCTGATGTTAGTTGGTCAACTCCCGCCGCCGATTATGCAGAATATTTTGAATGGGCCGATGGGAACCCTGATAGTGATGATCGTGTTGGGTTATCTGTTGTTTTGGTTGATGGTGAAATTCGTTTGGCTGTTGATGGTGAAATCCCCTTTGGCATTATATCTGGGGCACCTTCATTTATTGGCAATAACCCTATGAATAATTGGGCTGAAAAATTCCTAAAAGATGATTTCAACCGCTATATAAGAGAGCCTTTTTCAATTGTTGAATGGACTGAAATTATTCAAGAATTTGTTGCCGCCGTGCTAGATAAAAAAGGGAAAATAGCAACTCCTGAAATAGCAGAAAAAACTAAATATGTGGCCTATCATACCGACCGATTGCCTAAAGCCGTTCTTGTCCCTAATGATGCCGTTAAAAAATCAGAAAATGAAGATGGCGTTGTCCTTATGCGTAAAATGCTTAACCCTGCTTACGATCCAAACCTTCCTTATGTAGCAAGGGAAAATCGTAAAGAATGGGCTGTTGTCGGATTAACAGGTATTCTTAGGATGGTTAAAGGTTCACCCGTTGCGTCTAATTGGATTAAAATGAAAGATATTTCTGACAATGTAGATGAATGGTTGGTTAAATGACCCGTGATATTGACCCAAATGTTTTAACTGAATTGGAATCATCTAACTTTCGATGGGTGGTTCTTTTGCGTTTGGATTTTGATAGTGGAACGGTTTTTCTCCATACGGGTGTTGGTAATTTATCGTTTGATGGCAATACATGGTTAGGAGTTGGCGCTATTGGTCAACTATCTGGAGTGGTTGAAAAGGCTGAAGGGGCAGATAATCGTACCCGGGTTACATTGTGTCCAATACCTAAAGCAGAACTTTCAAATTTAGTTGATGAGGTTACGAATGATGATCCTGTTGGACGCCCATATAAACTTTATTATGCTGTTTTAGATAGTGACGGTTTAGTTATTGATGACGCAATTGTTATGAGTTCCGGCACCATGGATAGGGTTGAACTGGTTGATGGTGAGGTTGCTAGTTTATCAATTGATCTTGTAAGCGACACCGCTCGTTTAAAGAAAAGAGTTTCCTTCAAATTAACAAACCAACATCAGCAAGACCTTTTCCCTAATGATAAAGGTTTGGAATTTGTTGGTGATACAGATAAAAGGGTTAGATGGGGAGGCGCACCGCAAACAACAGTTGGGACCGGTGGCGGTAGTTCTGGCAGTGGTCGTGAGGACCTTGGATTCCAAAGGGTACCGCTTTAATGAAAAAAGAAAACTGGAAAAAAGAACTTATTAAATATCTGGAACAATGCCATAGGAAAGAATTTTCGTATGGTTTAATTGATTGTTGCACGTTTACAGCTGATGCAGTCAAGGCCATGACCGGTGTTGATTTTATGGAAGAATTTAGAGGCCAATATAAAACAAAACAAGAAGCCCTTAGTGCCATTAAAAATATTGGTTCTGGTACCCTTCTAAAAACCATGAAAGACAAATTTGGCCCCTTTGTTAATCGTGGTCTATTTGGTGATGTTGCCTATATGTGGGGGAAAGATGGCCCAACATTAGGTATTTGTTTAGGAGCGGAAAGTGTTTTTATAGGTGAAGATAATGGTGGGTCATTGGTTGGAGTTCCAAGTTCTGATTTAAAGTTTTTTGAGGTGAAATAATGGGTCGTACCGTTGGCAAAATATTAACAATTGCAGGAGCAGCCGTTTTAATTGGGGTAACAGCCGGTGGTCTTGGTCTACTTGGTGGGGCTTTTGTTGCAGGCACAGCGGCAACAGCAACCGCCGCTGCTACCGCCGCCACTTTATTTGGAGTAGCTACATCAACTCTTGCCTCTATTGCAATTGGTGCAACACTAATAGGTGGATTACTTGCCCCCCCCAGATTTAGCCCTGAAGGAACGGCAGCGGCACAAGGTACCCTTTTATCATTAAATGCGAATAAGGATGCTCCACGGCTCATTCTTTATGGTGAGGCCGCTACTGGTGGTGATTTAATGTATCAAGAGGCCCTTGGAACGGATAATGTGGATTTATATACAGTGATTGCCCTAGCTGGTCATGAGTGTAGTTCGATAACTAGATTTGATTGGGATGGTACAGAAATTACATTTTCCTCAAATAATGCCGTTGGTAATTTTAATGACAAGATGTTTCTTTTTGAACATTTAGGATCTGAAACACAAACCGTTGATACCACCCTAGATGCCGCAAGTACTAAATGGACTTCTAGCCACACCCTAGATGGTATTTGTTATATTGTTCTTAAGCTGGTTTATGATGCTGATAAATTCCAACAGGGTTTTCAAGATATTAGGGTCTATATTAAGGGCCGTGAGATTTATGACCCAAGACTTGATAGTAACAACGGAGGAAGTGGAACCCATAGATTAGATGATAGATCAACATGGGTCTTTTCTGATAATGTGGCACTCTGTATTGCTGATTATTTGCGCGGTATTCGTATGGCCAACACGACATCTACTTCTTATGATGGCCAAGTTATTGCAGGAATGAATATAGCTGATGGTAGGGGTCAGGTAACACAAGCCACTATTGATGATGCAAGCGATATTGATTGGGCTAACATTGCCGCACAAGCTGACATTTGTGATGAAAGTGTAAACCTTAAGGCTGGTGGTTCTGAAAAGCGTTATACTTGTAATGGTTTTCTAAATCCAAATCCCAACCATGGAGTTAATTTAAACCTTTTAGCTTCTGCAATGGGTGGATCAGTATTAGAGCAAGGTGGTAAATGGCGTGTATTTGCTGCAAACGCTATTCCCGCTATTAAAAGTCGTGGACAAGATGATATTATTAGCACATTAAATTATCGCTCTAAAAAAAGTGTTTCAGGTAGGATTAATTCAGTACGTGGAACAATTGCTGATATTGCAAACGATTATGAAGTTACCCCTTTACCAGAATTGATTAATTCAACTTTTGTTACTGAAGATGGTGGTCAAGAAGAATGGTTTGAAACGGGGCTCCCATTCACAACAAGCAACACCATGGGCCAAAGGTTGATGAAAATTATTCTTGAACGCTCAAGAATGGAGAAATTAATTAACTGTTCAATGAACATGAGGGCGATGGCTGATACAGTTGTTGATACAATCAATTTTACCTATGCCCCATTTAATATAACTAATTTAAAAATGATTGTTACCTCTTGGGCTTTAAGGTTCGTGCAGCAAAAAAATTCAATTGGGTCATTTATTGAATATGAAATCCTTGAAGAAAACGATTCTATCTATGATTGGGATGAAACAATAGACGAACAAGTTCCAGCCGGTAGATCATTGCAAACGAGGGTTGATATTGAGCCCCAAAATCTAGGTGATTTAACGGGTGATTTAGATGATGTATCAGACTCAGCAACAAGATTTGCAGCTGATGAATTAAATGCAAATAATACAGAAACAAGAACAGCAGATGATGTAACAAACCTCGCTGAATTTGCCCTTGAAGATTTTCTTGATGGAAGTACTGGTAGATTGAAAAATTTATTAAGAATGCCCCAAACAAGAATTCAAGGTCCAGGTTCAACAAATGCAGCTAATCCATTAACGGCGGCTGATGTTGGAAGTGATACTACAATCACAATTGCAGCGCATACTAATTTTGTAGGTGATGCAACGGGGATTGCATATAGTGCAGGGTCTATTACAGGACTTGCTTTTTCAACTGCTTTTCAAGTTTTTGCTGATGATCCTAATTTTGCAGGTGGGGCCGTTACGTATGTTGCAACAACAGATTTGACAGATACAACAAAGGCGAATGGTCGTTATTGGGTTGGTGAAATTACAACCCCTGATGATGGTGGTGGCGGAACTGGGGGCACTGGTGGCGGTGGCGGTGGTACTGGCGGCCCTGAATTATAGGAATTATAAAATGAAAAGAATTAAAGGTTTAGATATTAACGAAACTGATCGCGTTTATGAAATGTCTTCAGGTGTATTTATTAAAGTGCGCGTGTTGAAACATGAGGTTAAAGCCGGGTTTGTATCTTTTAAAATAAGCTGTTCTGATTGTGATGATAAAGGTAAAGCCATGCCTTGTGTTGATGGTCACGTTTTAGGGCAAGAAACAGTTTTGAGCATTCCTGTAGGGTCTAAAAATCCCATGGAAACACTTGAAAAAGCAGTTCTTGAAAAGCTTAATAATGATGAAAAATATTTCAAAAGTTTTTACAACATTGAAAAGTTAGCCGAAAAATGGCAAAATGATTAACAGAACAACAATGACGTTGTAATTAAAGGAGTAAGACTATGGGTAAGCCAAGACGTATTTTAGAATTATGTGAGTTGCCACCAAATGAGAATGGTAGTCCTGTTGTGTCTAGAGATATTAGTGCAACGCTAGGCTATGCTGATGGTACAGACGCAACTTTTAACAGTCATGAGGGCGATGGCGAAGGCGTAACCATTAAAGGTTGCTGTAACCCTGGTGATTGTAACCCTGCTGTTGAAGAGTGTAATTTGTGACATTTTCACCTTACATACCTTTTATAGTATTATTCATACTTGTTGTTGGGTCGCTATTTAGCTCTGAAAATAGAGAGGCGGCCCGCTTCATGACTATCTTGTTGGTTATTAACGCCCTGATGATACCTTGGCAAATTAATACGGAAGCAAGTAAGGATCTAACACCTGATTTTGCTATATTTTTCTTAGTGCTGTCGTTTTCTTTTCTGTTTCTAATTTTCTATAATTCAAATAACAAGAAGATATTTTTAAAACTGGCTTTAGTTAATGTAGCATTGGGTGGCGTTCACATTTTATATATTATGTCGTTCATAGAGGAATTTAATACAGCACAATGGTATTTATCATCAGGACTACTGTTTTTCTACTTCAAATATAATATTTTGCAAATTTGTTTAACAATTTATATGATTATTTTGTTTGGGCAATCAGGAATTAAGGGGATTAGTAATGGATTGGATAAACTATTTAAACCTAACCCAAGCAGACATTATACTAATGGCGTTCATAATTTCCATGGTGTTGTGGTTAGTAGCAGTGATCGTCATTGTAAAGAGAATAAAATTCATAAAAAAGGAATTTAGTGGTGTTAAGGATCCTACAACAAACAACAGAAAATCTCGCCCAAAATGCAAAAACAGCGACCTTGACCTCTATGACTAGCGGATTTGCAGTTTATGGTATTGAATTGCCTTTATTCTTGCAAATGGTTGGTGTCGGTATTGCTTTTGTATCAATGATTATTGGTGGTCTTTATTATTATGCTATGTGGCGACAACGCAAACGTGAACTTGATATTGAAGAACGAAAACTTGAAAGCAAATAATGTGGATAG